AAATTAAAAAAGGGCGCAATAAAAGAGTTCTTCTTTCCCCAGCATGCAGAAAAATCACAAGTCGAAGACATGATTATGGGAAAGCATGATCGTTTTGGCGAAGTTGGCATTCAATCAGTTAATATAGAACTGCAAGGCGGTCAGCCTGTAGATGCAAAGAGGTATCTCCAAGTCAAGTTGGATTTATATTTTTCTACACTGGCCGCAATGAATCAGGTTCCTTATTCGTCCGGAAAAGGAAATGATGTAAGTTATTTTGATTTGTTCAGAAGGATAGGTAACAACAGCTATCGTCTTCGTATGGATGTTGGATGGTCAGTTCCCCCTGAAACAATGTATCTTTTTGATGACGATGAAGGCCGTGCAATTATAAAAGCTTTGCAAAAATCAAACAAAACTTTATGGCTTCACATGAAAGACCATGCTTTGGACTTTGAACAAACCGGCGCGGTAAAGGTTTCAATTGACTATATCAGTTCTTTAGAGTATGATATGCAAAATTTCAGCATCATAAAGGACACCACATCAGCCAACTCAGATTCTAAAGACAATAAGCAGAAAAAAAGCAAACTAAGAAAGATATTGGTCGAATTTGAATCTTCTAAATGTAAGTTAAAAAAAGATTCTGCGAAGCACAAGGCATATAACTCCGCTCGCAAAAAAATGAAAGAACAAATGAAAAAGTTTGACATACAGAAAAACCTTGCAGGCTTGAGGGTGCTGAGAGAGATTAATGCAAATCTAGAAAAAATTGTGTCCCCTTCTGAGATTTTTCCTCGAACAAGAACTTTTTCCGTGGCGATTGATCCTTTGGAACTGGGTTATGTTGATGGGACTTTTGATGGGGAAATAGACTTCAGTAATCGAAAAAGAAAAATAGCCAATGTTCAATCTTATAAGCATTTTAAAACAAATAAGAAAAACAGAACTGTTTCTGTTGAGCCTTACTTTAGCCAGATTGAATTGGCATCGCAATTTAAGACATCATCCCCAACGGATAAAAGAAAATACAAAAAATATATTGATGCTTTGTATAAACAGTTGACGACAAAAATAGATGGAAAAGATGCCGCTGTTTTTAAATTTTGTTTTCTGGGCGATATTTTTGATGCTATTATGGATGCTAACCTTACATTGTATGGTCGCAAGAATGAATATTTCAATTCTATGCTAAGAAGCATGAGGGTGGTCTTTGGCCATGTTAACCTTCCTACTTTGGATAAAGACGGCACTCCAATTACTAGAAGAATAAATTTAAGTGATTTGCCTATTTCCTATAACCTGTTCAATGCTTGGTTTATTCGAAATGTTGTTGACAAGGGAAGAGTCAGTTTTCCATACAAGGACTTTTTTCGCAAAATGATTACAGAGCTTGTAACCGCTGCTTTGGGATCTAGTTGTATGGCAAAGCAAGACACCTTTTTTAAAAGATATTCAAAGCCTAGACCAGAGCTTACATTTTCTACTGTTAGGGTTTCTAAAAAAGGAAAAGAAATATTTACTCAAAAAAGCGCAACTATTCCATTGGGCGAGATGGTTAATGACAAACAGGTTCATCTGGCCAAGCCAAAATCAGCCGAAGCCAATATGTTTCTGAAAAGAATGACAGGAAAGAAGATTAGAAATGTAAGGTTTAAAGAAGCTGATAATCTTTCCTCCGATGTCAATATGTTAAATTATGTTTTTATTAATACTAGAAATTATGTCTATACTAGAAAAAAGAATTTTGTAAAAGATCTTAAAGAGGGGATATTTCATTTTCGAATTGGTCAAGACTCTGGATTGGTCAAAAGCATCAACTTCGAAAAGACGGATTCAAAATTTCTTGAATCTGCTTTGTTGACAGATCGCAGAAACAAAACAGACCTAGATCAGATTCGAAGGATTTATAATGCAAAAATAGAACTTTATGGAAACGCCACTTTTATACCGGGCCAGATGGTGTATATAGATCCGACAGCAATTGGGTTTGGTAGTCCTGATAATGCAACTGCTTTGGCTAGACAAATTGGATTGGGGGGGTATTTTGTCGTTGTTGCTGTGTCACACTCTCTTTCACGAGGGGATTATACAACTAACATAACCTGTAGATGGGTTTCTTTTGGAGATGGCAGAAAAGCACCAAAAGGTGTTAAGAAAGTAGATGATATAACAGTTAAGGGAAAATGCAATGATGAAGCCCGTAATCGCCTGCTTAAACTTTGGAACCAAAACTGTGACGATGACTATAAGATAGCTGATGAATTAACAGAAGATAAACAACCAACCAATTCGACTCCAACTTCGTTCAAGGATGACAGAGGAAGCAGAATAATTAAACCACTTAACAAAGCGCCGGCCCTCCAGCCAGTAAAGTAGGAAACTTAAAATGGAAAAGCTCAAATCTAAAGCTATATTGCCAGAAGACACAGAATTCACAACAGACATTGTGATTTCTCGTGGCAATAATGACTCCAATTTGGTTGAAGCCTTTAATGAGAGGCTCAAGTTTAAAGAGGGTGGTGCACCAATTCGTTTGCCACAAGGGTTTGATTTTCACCAGATTGGCCACTTTTATGGCAAGGTAGACACTTTCGGAAGAGCTATTCTGCCAAAAAGGGAAAGCTTGGTCGAGGTGGATGAAAAGTTTACTAATGGAGAAATAATATATTTAAATAAAGATTTATATGCTCTGTATTTAGATTTTTATGAAAACTTAAAAATTGATTTCGCCATTAACAAATTAGATATAGATTTATTTTCTGAAGTTTTTACAATATCTAAAGGGTCCGGCTTCTTTGGCGAAGTTGATCAAGATTACAAGACATTTGTCTCCACCATCTTTTCGCAAGCTTACACAGATTATTATGTTGATTCGGATACGTTGGTCGACGATGCTCGAAACTTTCCCATGTATGTCGAAAGGATTTTTAAACTATTCAAGCTCAATAGATTTGACGCAAATGTTTTGTACAGTGAGTTTTTATTATCAAGGTTTAATCCTGTTACAAATACTGGCCTAGCTTTCGAGATACAGACGGAAACAGAATATGATGACAATCTAGGAAAATTTGAAAACTATTACAGGTTCCCCATATTTGGAAGGCTGGTTTGTTTTCTTTATATTTATGGCATGCGTTATGATAAAAATGCTCCATGGAGATTTGTGATGGATTTGAATTTGGGACCAACCGTTGAAAAAATCGGTGGCCTTACCAAACAACAATATTTTGATAAAAACTTTGATGTCGCTGAAGGAACTTTAAAAGAGATGGAGTTCTTTTTAGATGCAATGTATCTATCTTATTTAAGATTATTAGAAAACTCTCCATTAATCAGAAGAGATGAACAAGTAATCTCGACATGTATATCTGGCAGAAGACAAGATAAAAGAATTAATAGATCTTATTCGTTCTATAGAGATGGCTTTACTAGGGCTGAATTTGACAGATATGTCACCAAGAACTTTGAAAAACTACTAATGGAGTACGCTATTTCTTTAAACACTGTATTCAAAAGAAGAGAGAATATTGATAATCTTCTTTTTGATATTGCAAATAAAACCAAAAAAGGACTTGACAAAGAATCGTTAGTGCGGTATACTTTCAACAAAATTAAATACTGCTAAAAAATGAGGCACACATGTTCTTTCAAGTTTTTGAAAACCAGTTCTTTCACAACAATCAGGTACTTGACTTCCTTCCAGAAGATTGCACCAAGACTTGGGATCACCAAACGATCCTAAAAGATCACAGTGCTGATTACGCATTTGTGTGGGGCAATGGACAGTCTTTGGACGATCTTTGTCCTGATCAGTTTTATGAAGATTGGAAGAAGATCAGCAAGAAGATTAAAGGGTTCATTAGATCTTATCAAGCAGTCGGCGCAGATATATCAAACTACCAACTAAAACAAATCATTCCAGAGAAGTTCGTTCTCAAGTATTTGTTTTATAAAAACCTTATCTCACAGCACGTTTTTGAAAACTTTGAAAAACCAGTTAATTATGATTTTATGAATGACCTGCACAAAATGTGTTCGGAGATTGCCCAAAACAATTTAAAACTAAATTTGGATAAGATAAAATACACCCTAAAACATCAAGATACATACAAGAAGCTTCAAAGGACTTCAGAAAACATTCAATATGATGCCTATAAGACGATTACAGGACGTTTGAGCATCAAACCTATGTCCTTCCCTATCTTGAACCTTAAAAAGGAATGTAGGGGTGTTATAGAGCCATATAAGCATTGCTTTGTTGAGCTTGATTTCAATGCGGCTGAGTTGAGAACTTTCTTGGCTCTTTTAGATATTCCACAACCCGAAGAAGATATTCATAACTGGATTGGCGAAGAGGTGTATGGAGGCAAGTTTGAGCGAGACAAGGTAAAACAAAAAGTATTCAGTTGGTTATATGATCCGAGAAAAAAAGATGAAAAGTTAGAAAAAATCTTCCAAAGAAAGAAGATTCTGGAAAAGTATTATAATTACAATACAAAACACATCACAACTGTTTTCGAAAGAAGCATACCTTGCGAAGAACATTACGCTTTAAACTATATTATACAATCAACAACATCCGATTTATTCCTGCGTCAAGCGATAAAGGTTTGGAAAATGTTGAAAGGAAAAGAAACAAATGTGGCTTTTACTATCCATGATTCCTTGGTTCTTGATTTTCACCTATCTGATCAAGCAATGGTCAATCGAATGATCGAAGAGTTCTCAAACACAGATTTAGGAAAATTTAAAGTTAACTTCTCCGGTGGAAAAGATTTCGGAGAGATGAAAGCGATGAACATATGAACATTGTAGGTTTAGGCCAGTGCGGCTGTAACATAGCAGAGAAATTTAAACAATACCCACAATATGAAATTTATTTATTCGACACGGAAAAGAGAGAGGGTAAAAACTCCAGAGTGCTGAAAGAGCAGAAAACTCACAAAGATTATGAAGACAACTTTCCAAAGTATAAGTTTAAACCAAAGCATGATGAGACGATTTTTATTTGTGCATCATCAGGAGCGATAACCGGAGCATCTCTTCGTTTGCTTCATCATTTTAATAAAACCGAAATACGTATCGTATTAATCCTTCCAGAAGAAACTGAAATGCTGGAAAGTTACGCAATGCAACATAAACTGATCTTTAATGCTTTGCAAGATTATGCTAGATCGGGCATGTTTAAGGACATTGTTTTGATCTCAAATGAGATCTTGGAAAACACCATTCCAAACTTAACATTTCTGAACAAATATGATAAAATAAATGAAGTATTATGTTATTCACTTCATACGATCAATGTCTTCGAAAACACCAAGCCAGTATCAAAAACAAAGATTGATCACAAAGAACATTGTCGAATTTTATCAATAGGATCATATGATTATAAAATAAATGAAGAAAGAATGTATTTTTCTCTTGACAGTCCAGTCGAAAGCGTGTATTATATATCCATACCTCAGAAAATATTAGAGGAAGATTTTGAATTGGTGAAAACAATAAAAGATAACTTTAAAGAAAAAGAAAGCGCAAGTTATCAAGTTTTTTCAAACAAATCAGAATATGATTACGGTATTGTCGTGAAAAGAACTCATTTTCATCAGGGGCAACTTTTTTCTTGACAAACCGAAAATAGTTTGCTATAATGTGAAACATAACAATGAGAGGAGAAAAAATGAAAGCTTATGTTGGAACATTTATGAAGAAAAGTGGTGAAGTAAGGACTATGACTTTTATGAAGGTCGATGAAGTTCCGGAGGGGATCTTGCCGGAATCAAAAGGAGGAAAAAGTCCAAAGGTTCAAGAAGGTATGGAATTAGTATGGGATGTGGAGAATAGTGCTTATCGTATGTTTAATCATAAAACTGTTGTAGGAACAGTAGAGGAAGTAGAAGTTAATCTAACCCAAACACAAAAACAAGGAGTTTAAAATGGGTATTGACATGAAAAAGATGAGAGAAAAGTATAACTCTCTTAAAAACAAAGGTGGCGGGAAAAAGGATTTATTTTGGAAGCCGCAGGATGGGGATCAAACAATCCGCATTTTGCCGACTTCTGATGGCGATCCTTTCAAAGAATTTTGGTTTTATTATAATTTAGATAAAGCCCCTGTTCTTTGTCCAAAAAGAAACTTTGGAGAAGACTCTCCGGTTCTCGATTTTGCATCGGCTCTTTATAAAGAAGGTACGCCCGATTCAATTGAAATGGCCAAGAAGCTCTTTCCAAAGCAAAGGTTCTTTTCTCCTGTTATCGTAAGAGGTGAGGAGTCACAGGGTGTTCGTATTTGGGGTTATTCCAAGACTGTATATGAACAACTACTCCAGCTTGTTCTTAATCCCGATTACGGCGACGTGACCGACGTGGACGAAGGAACAGATCTTGTTTTGAATTATGGAAAGAAGGCAGGTGCTCTTTTTCCAAGTACAAAACTTACTCCAAAGCGCAAAGCTTCTCCCGTTTGCAAAGAAGGAGATAGCGATTGCCAAGCACTTCTGGAAGAGATTCCAGATTTTGATGGCCTCTTTGAGCGCCGTACATCTGCACAAGTTCAAGAACTTCTTGACAAGTTTATGCAAGGTGGGGAAGAAAAAGAGGAAATCAAGAAGTACGCCGCTGGTGGTGACGATAAAGTCACCCAAGCTTTTTCCGAACTTCTCGGTAGTTGATCATGGCTGTAAAGAAAGCAAAAGCTGGAAAGCTTAACATGGCGGAAATGAGAAAACTGCTGAATAAAAAAGCAGGTCTCAATGTCGCCCATGATCTTTCTTCGGATAATCCAACTGCTGTAACTGAATGGATTCCAACCGGAGCCCGTTGGCTTGATTCTATTATTTGTAGAGGAAAGCTTGGCGGCATCCCGGTTGGGAAGGTATCTGAGATTGCAGGTCTGGAAGCGACAGGTAAGTCATATATGGCGGCACAAGTGGCCGCTAATGCCCAGAAAATGGACATTGATGTGGTTTATTTTGATTCTGAATCAGCGATTGATCCTGAATTCCTAGAAAAAATAGGGATTGACTTGGACAGATTTCTTTACGTTCAGGCAACTTCTGTCGAGGAAGTGTTAGAGTATATTGAAGAACTAATAGGCTCTGGAAATAAACTTCTCTTTATTTGGGATAGTTTAGCACTCACTCCAAGTAAAAAAGACTTGGAAGGAGATTTCAACCCTCAATCTTCAATGGCTGTGAAGCCTCGTATCCTTTCAAAGGGTATGGCAAAGCTTACAGTCCCCTTGGCAAATGCTCAATGTACGTTACTGGTTTTGAACCAGTTAAAAACAAACATTACCAGCAATGTAGCCGAGGCTCTAACGACTCCTTGGTTCACGCCCGGTGGAAAAGCCATGCATTACGCATATTCTTTGCGAGTGTGGCTTACGGGTCGTAAGGCGAAAGCTTCTTTCGTTTCAGACGATAAAGGTTTTAGAATTGGTTCGGAGGTGAAAGCAAAGCTTGAGAAATCACGTTTTGGAACAGCCGGACGAATGTGTAATTATAAAATCTTGTGGGCAGGGGAAAGGATTGGAATCCAAGATGAAGAAAGCTGGCTTGATGCGATAAAAGGCTCTGATGCCTTGTCAAACGCAGGGGCATGGTATACTTTAAGTTCAAAAGGAAAAGAATATAAGTTTCAGACTAAACAGTGGATTGAGAAACTTCAAGATCCAGAGTTTAGACAAGCTGTTCTTGACGTGATGGATGAAGAAGTTATCATGAAGTTTGAGTCTCGCACAGGGGAAGCCAGCAAGTATTATGAAGAAAAGGAAGAATAGGTGCGAGGGGGTGAAAGGCCCCCATTTTGGTTCCGTAGCTTAACGGGCAAAGTACTCTCGTAAAGAAGAGAGGAAGCAGGTTCGAGTCCTGCCGGAACCTTTTGACCCAAGTGTGCTAACACAGAACAAAAGGAGAATAACTATGAAAAGTAAGAACCCATATGAACTACGATTTGAAATGTTTCGTGAAGCTCAAAAACGAGCAGAGCAACAATATTTTGAAGAATTAACCGACTATAGAACTGCCTTTCAACTTTCCCAAGAGGGCCGGCCCGTTGAGCCTATTCCCAAGCCTAGGTATCCCGATCTGGATATTGTATTCAAAGAGGCATATAAAATTAAAGAATTTGTAGAGAATAAAGAAAACTAAAAAGCATTACTTGGGTCAATTTTTTAGGAGGTCACATGGCTACATTAAGCGCAAGCTTGCAAAGTTTAAGAACAGAGATTGATGAAATATTAGGCATTGAATCTTTGCAAACCGCTTCAAACGTTCACACGGAAATTATTATGAGAGATTTAGAGAAGAGAGTAGCAGAATTAAAAGGAGCAGTCTATAAGTCTCTATACAATGCCTATGGTTCAAAAACACCAAGAAGGAGCGAAAAAGATGAAAAAAAAGATAAAACTGGGAGATTTTCCATCTTTAATAAGCCTCGCTGAACAATACCTTAAATCTGATCAGGAAGAGAAGCAAATTATTTGGCTAGAAATAAAGGATCTTTGCAAAGAGCAGAAATTCACAGCGTATGAATTTTTTGACACTTTTTGTGAAAATAGGAAAATTGGACCTTATGAGGTCGCCGGAAAGAAAAAACAAAAGAAATTTTCAAAGAAAGATTTGAGAAAAAGGAATAAAGAAAGAGGTTAAAATGCAACAAGTTATAGACGCACAAGAAGCATTTGAAACTTGGAGAGAAGTCCCTGCCCCAAAGCGCGGAGAGGTTATAAGAATCCTAGGAAATAAGCTCCGAGAAAAGAAAGAAGAACTCGCAGAAATAATAACATCAGAAGTTGGAAAGATCTATCAAGAAAGTCTTGGAGAAGTTCAGGAGATGATAGATATCTGTGACTTCGCTGTGGGACTCTCTCGTCAACTCTACGGGCTTACAATAGCATCAGAGAGGCCTAGGCATAAGATGACTGAACAATGGCATCCACTAGGCCCTATAGGCGTTATAACGGCATTCAACTTCCCCGGTGCTGTATGGGCTTGGAACGCTGCGATTGCCGCTGTTTGTGGAAATACAGTTGTTTGGAAACCATCAGAGTTAGCAGAAGACGTTGCTGATGCAGTCCATGCCATTTGCGAAGAGGTAATGGAAGAGACAGGTTATGAGGATATTTTTACTCTTTTAAAAGGCAAAGCCGATAAAGGTATTGCTTTGACAGAAGACAGGAGGGTCCCCTTGATCTCTTTTACAGGATCTTCAAAAGCAGGAAAACAAGTCGCAAAAACCGTTGCGGGACGATTTGGGAAATGTATCCTTGAGCTTGGCGGGAACAATGCAGTTATCGTAGCGGAAGATGCGGATTTAGATCTTGCAACAAGAGCTATTGTTTTTGGAGCAGTTGGTACAAACGGCCAAAGATGCACGACAACAAGAAGAGTTATCGCTCATCAAAAGATTGCAAAAGAGCTTACCGATAGACTCCTCGAAGCATATAGGCAAATTATTGTTGATGATCCAATGTATGAAGAAACAATGATGGGGCCGTTGATTAGCGCCTCCGCCGCCGATGATTACATGAATGCTCTAGACATGGCTTTGGTTCAGGGAGGAGAAGTTCTCTGTGGTGGCAGAACAGACGTAGACCAAGGCGATCATCGTTTTGTGGAACCTGCCATTGTTAAAATGATGTCTCAAACTTCTATAGTTAAAAGGGAAACATTCGCCCCTATTCTCTACTTATTAGAGTATGAAACTTTAGAACAAGCCATTGAAATGAACAATGATGTTCCTCAAGGGCTCTCAAGTTCCATATTCACAGACAGCCTCAAGAAGGCAGAACAGTTTTTGTCTGCCGTGGGATCTGACTGTGGTATTGCAAATGTTAACATTGGCACTTCTGGAGCAGAGATTGGTGGAGCTTTTGGCGGAGAAAAGGAAACTGGTGGTGGAAGAGAATCTGGATCGGATTCTTGGAAAGCTTACATGCGCCGACAAACTAACACAGTTAACTGGTCAAATGACTTACCACTTGCTCAAGGGATTATATTTGGAGAATAGGCATGCCAGAAAAAGTTAATCATCCGTCCCACTATAATAGTGGAAAGATTGAGGTCATAGATGCAATCCGAGATTGGGATCTTGACTTCTGCCTAGGTAATGTGATAAAATATATAGCAAGACATAAACACAAAGAAAATTCCTTACAAGATCTTAAAAAAGCAAAATGGTATTTAGAATACGTTATTGCAGATCTTGAAAAAGATGAAGAGCCAGATAAAATAAAAGGAAAAAAATCCAAATGGTGATTCAAGAAGAAAATAGAATTAAAAGAGTAGCGGTTATTGGAATTGGTGTTATTGGCGAACTGGTTGTTACCATGCTTCGTCATCACGGTTTTGAGGTAACAGCAGTTGATGAGAGAGATGTTAAAACTTTAGTTCCTGTCCGGAGAGGAGATATAAGAAATCAAAGTTTTTTATCAGATTGTTTGAGCGATTGCGACGCAGTTGTCTCCTGTGTTCCTTACCATCTTACAAAATGTGTTGTGGAAGCAGCTTTGTTAAAAGGCATTCATTATTTTGACGCAACAGAAGATGTAGAAGTAACAAACTTTATTCGCAGAAAATCCGGCAAGGCGAAGGGAGCCATGGTCCCCCAGTGCGGTTTGGCCCCCGGCTTTATCGGCATTGTCGCATCTCACTTGGCAAAAGGGTTTGACGATATCGAATCGATCAAGATGAGAGTTGGAGCTTTGCCTCAAAACCCAACAGGAAAACTTGGCTATGCTATCAACTGGTCAGTTGAGGGCGTTGTAAACGAATACATTGAAGATTGCGATATTATAAAAGAAGGCAAGCACCAAAAGGTTGCCGCACTAGGTTTGCTTGAAACCTTAAGAATCAAAGGGACAGAGTACGAGGCTTTTACAACTTCTGGAGGTCTTGGCACAATGACCGAGACTTTTAAAGACAGGGCGAAGAACCTAGATTATAAATCTATTCGCTTTCCCGGCCACTGCGAGCAAATCGAGTTCTTAATGAACGAGCTTCAAATGCGAGATAAGAGGTGGGAGTTAATGAAGATTTTGAAAGAGGCTCTTCCGCCTTGTGACCAAGATAAGGTTTTGGTTTACGCTTCCGTCACAGGAAGAAGATCAGAAGGAGCAGAACTGGAAACAGTGGAGTTTGTAAGGGAGTATACTCCAAAAGTTATTAAAGGGCGCTCTTACAAAGCGATTGCGTGGACGACAGGAGCAGCTATTGTAACTGCTTTGCAGTTGGTTGACTTGGGTCACCTGCCGCAAAAAGGTTTTGTTAAACAAGAACAAATACCATATGAAAAGTTTATATGGTCGGAATATGGCAAGCTTTACGTCGAGGAGGAAAAATGAACGACAAGCCAGAAAAGATGAGAATTATAGTTGACATTGATGAGACAATCTGCGATTATGGAGGAGGAGATAAATACGCAGAGAGAGAATACCCTAGGGCCAAGCCAATTGTAGAAAATATTGAAATGATTAATGAACTGTACGATCAGGGTCACGAAATCGTCTACTGGACAGCTAGAGGAAGCATTTCCGGTTTAGATTGGACCGACTTGACCTTGAGCCAGCTTGATGAGTGGGGCGCTAAATACCACGAGGCTAGCTGTGGTAAGCCTCACTATGATTTGTTTATTTGCGATAAAGCAATTAATTCTTATAATTTTTTTAAAAACGGAGGTTGAAATGGAGTTTTATCCACAAAGAGTTTATGGTGTCGAATGGAATGACGAGTTCGTTAATAAGCTTGTCGAATGGGATGTAGAGGAGCACGGAGATTTCAGTCTTGATCTCGATCACGGAGAAGATCTTTGCTACATGCTCCAAGAAGAATACGAAATATCAGCACAAGTCAGAGAATTTGAATGGGTCAGAGGCGGATACATTCAGGGTCTTTATGGACTTCAGTGGGGAACAACCTACCTTGTCATCGATGAAGACGACAAAGATAAGATCCCACTTTTAGAGGAAAAGCTTGGAGTTACCTTTGAAGAAGGTGGGTATTCTGAACTTGGATAATCTTTAAATCCTCTTGTCATCTACTTATTATAAAGATGCAGGAGGGTTTATTTTGTTTTTTTCATACCTTAAGCACCCAACTCAAGACGATGTGTTAATCCAATTTATAACAGGGACTGAAAAAGCCCTTGATCGTCGTGATTATTATGTTGGCGATTTTGTCAAACATTATGCCGGTACCGAAGTTTTCCTAGGAGAATACAAAGTTAATAAAAAAGAGTGGGCCAATTATTGGGTATGCGTTCGACAAGGACAGATAGTAGGTGCAGAGTTGGTAAAAAAAGATGTTAATAAGTTTGATGTAGCTGTTAAATATGGTTTAACAAAACTAAACTACAGAAAGAATACAAAAAAATGAGCCCGATGATAATATGTTTGATGATCTTTATGTCATTTTTTATGGGATTTGCTTTAGGTTGTAGTGAGATATACTACGATGATGATGAGTGAAAATAGTGAAACCTTTTTGATTTTTTACAAACTATTTAATAGTACTGCTAAAACTTGAAAGTGAGGTGAACTTATCAAAAGCAGTTAGAATAATTTTCTAAGGGGAGCATTGCTCCCCTTTTTTTATACTATTTATATTAGAGAGGGGCAAATGGTATCTTTGACAAAAAAAGCCGCTGAAAGAATTCAGAAACTATTAAAACAACAAAATATAATTGTTGAAAAAGCCGGCTTGCGCGTGTATGTCAAGGCCGGAGGATGTGCGGGATTTGAATACGGATTTGAATTGGAAGCGCAAAAAGAAGAAAATGATTACACATTCGATATCCACAATGTTCGCATCTTCTTAGACCCAAAAAGCGCCCTATATCTTGCAGGCACAGAGATAGATTATACGGAAACTTTAATGGAAAGTGGATTTAAAATTAATAATCCAAACGCATCTTCTACTTGCGGTTGCGGTACAAGCTTTAGTGTATAGAGGGAGGTTATTTTGAAAAAGATCAAAGTTGTGATGGGTGGTTCCGGTGCTCTTTATCCAATCTACTTAGGGTGCTTATGCAGACTTCAAGACGAGGGGTATGAGATTATAAGTGTAGGAGGATCATCAGGCGGCGCAATAGCCGCGACACTTTGGGCCTCGCCGACACTAGAAAACACGAAAGACAATCTAAAACAATTCATAGCCAGAACTCTTCCAAAAAATAATAAAAAAGTTATAAAATATTCCTTGCTTCATTTTATGAAAAAATGGGGATTAATAAATGGAATCCATTTGGAGAAATTGTTTTCTCATATTTTCTTTGACAAAATGAAAGAGGCAACAATGCCCCTAAAGATTTATGTTGCGAACGTAAAGAGGAACCGGCAAATAGTGTTTTCTTCAGAAACAACACCCGAAGCAGATCTTCCAAAAGTTCTGAGAGCATCCTGTTCTATTCCTTTGATTTTTGATCCTGTGGAGATTGAGGGTAACAAATATGTTGATGGCGGTTGGTCAACCCCTCTCCCAGTTCTTGAGAAAGACGAAGATTGCATTGGAATCCGTATAAAGAAATCCAGAGAAAGCAGTTTCACGACCGGCTTGATTGATTACATCCAAAACGTTCTTTATAATAAGATCGAAATCCATGATCAGGATAAGCCAAGTCAGTCAAATATTCTAGAACTGGTCAGCGATCATGATCGAACTAATCTAAATAAAACTTCAGAGATTGAAGCAAACAACATCTTTGAAGAGGGATACCAGCAAATGGGCGAGTATCTAAAGAATAAAAAAACCTCTTGACAATCCTTCCTATTCTTGCTATAATCTGTGCATAAACTTCACATCAGAGGAAACCATGAAAAAAAGAGTTATGATAATCGATGGGTTGAATACCTATCTGCGCAACTACATTGTAAACCCAAGCCTTTCAACTAACGGAGATCCAATCGGCGGCTTGAAAGGCTTTTTAAGTTCTCTCCAGAAACTTTCCAGAGAACTCAAGCCCGACAAGATCGTCGTTGCTTGGGATGGCCCCGGAGGCTCTCAAAGAAGAAAGACTGTTAATAAAGGCTATAAAGAAGGTAGAAAACCGATCCGACTAAACCGATCTGTAAAACTTCTTTCGGAAGAAGAGAATGCAAAGAACAAAGTATGGCAACAGACAAGATTGCATGAATACCTGAACGAAATGCCAGTATCACAAGTGTTGATCGAGGGCATCGAGGCAGACGATATTATCGCACAAGTTTGTAACGATATGTTCAATAAAGATTACGAAAAAGTAATCGTTTCCAGTGATAAAGATTTTATTCAGAAGTGTGATAATTCAACAGTTTTATATCGCCCAATTCAAAATAAAGTATTGAGCAAGAGAACAGTTATAGAAGAGTATAATATAAGCCCAAACTGGTTTGCACTAGCCAGAGCAATCGCCGGAGACAAATCAGATAATCTACCCGGAGTAGGAGGCGTTGGGTTGAAAACTATTGCCAGAAGGTTCCCGTTCTTTTCGGAAGATAAGGCATCCTGTTTTTATCAGCTTTTTGAACATTGCAAGGAAAATGTTGATGGTCCAAAAGTTTATAGAACGATATTAGAAAAAAAGAATCTTGTCGAAAATAACTATAAACTAATGCAACTTTATGCCCCTTCAATGTCACCGCAAAACAAGTCTATCATTAGGAATGCAGTTTTTGAACTAGAGCCAGAGTTTAACAAAACGGGTGTTCTTAAAATGATGATCGAAGATGGCTTTGGAGCAACCGACTGGACAGATCTTTTTGCAACATTTCGAAAAATAGTTGTTGACAATAAGACTGAAAGGTGATAAGATCCTATTTATACTTACCCAATAAAAAAGTATTTAAAACCAAGCAGGAGTTAGAATGAATTCTACACACGACAGAATAGACTTTTCTAGATTTGGAAAAAACTTCCAAGAGAATTTATGTCGTATCATTTTAGATGACAGGCAGTTCGCTGATCAGATCGGAGAAGTTTTACAAACAGAGTTCTTTGAATTAAAATATCTTAAGTTATTTATTGACACAATCTTTGAATACAAGCAAGAGTTTGGAACCCACCCAAGTCGTGAGATCTTTGCTACTATTCTACGAGCTGGAATAGAAGAAGAGAACGAAGCAGTTAAAAAGCAAATAAGAGAGTTCTTTGCTAAAATCATTAGTACTGTACCAGATTTTGAAGGCGATGGATACGTGAAGAAAAAGTCTTTGGACTTTTGTCGCAAGCAAAATCTAAAAGAGGCGATGATCAAGTCAGCGAAACTGCTTCATTCATCTTCATTTGAAGAGATTAGCAGAGTTATCAACGAAGCTTTGAAGTTAGGCAATAGCAATGATTTTGGCTATGACTACTTGAAGGATTTCGAAAAACGATTTACACTAAAGCAACGCTTTCCAACTTCAACAGGGTGGGTTCCAATTGATAATATCACAGGAGGTGGACTAGGCAGAGGAGAATTAGGTGTAGTTATTGCGCCAACAGGGGCAGGAAAATCTATGGCCCTTGTTCATTTGGCGGCACAAGCTCTCAAAGCAGGTAAGACAGTAGTATATTATACTTTGGAACTAGAGGATACAGTTGTTGCTTCAAGGTTTGATTCGTGCTTAACTGGGATTCCTCTAAATGATCTTTTGAACTTTAAAGATCTGATTATGGAAAAGATTAAGGGGACAAACGGTTCTCTGATTGTAAAAGAATATCCAACAAAGCATGCTTCAACTGAAACAATCAAAAATCATTTATTGAGATTGAAGAATAGGGGAATCGAACCGGATCTTATTGCGATTGATTATGCCGACTTGTTGAAGCCCGTGAGGCATCAAAGAGAGAAAAGGCAAGAGCTTGAAGAGATTTATGAAGAACTGAGAGGATTAGCAAAGATAAACGAGTGCTGTCTTTGGACTGCTTCTCAAACAAACAGAAGTGGATTGAATGCCGAAGTTGTTACGATGGAGTCTATTTCAGAAGCATTTAATAAATGTTTTGTCGCAGATTTCATTTTTTCATTGTCGAGAACAATAGAAGATAAGCAGACAAATACGGGAAGATTTTTTATAGCAAAAAATAGAAATGGTGTCGATGGGATTGTGTATCCTATATTTATGGACACTTCAAATGTTTGCATTAGGGTCCAGCAGGATCAGCAAGATCCAAACATTGTAATGAAGAACGCCGCAAAACGGCAAGAAGATTTGTTGAAAGAGAAGTATAAAAACTACAAGAAAGAGGAGAACGAATAGATGGAACTGGCTAGCAAAATTTTATCAGAAATCACACACCATATGAAGTATGCAAGGTATATTCCCAAGAAGAAGCGACGGGAGATTTGGATGGAAACGGTTGCTAGAAACCAAAAGATGCACACAAAGAAGTATAAAGATCCAGCTATTGCCGCCGAAATTGCCAAAGCTTATAGATTTGTTTATGACAAAAAAGTTCTTCCATCAATGCGTTCAATGCAGTTTGCAGGAAAACCTATTGAGGTAAACCCCTCTCGTATTTTTAACTGCGCTTATCTTCCAGTTGATGACTGGAGAGCTTTTTCAGAGATTATGTTCCTTTTGCTAGGAGGGACAGGTGTTGGATATTCTGTTCAAAAGAATCACGTTGAAAAGCTTCCAGAGATTAAAAGGCCTTCGCCAAGAAAAAGAAGGTATCTGATCGGAGATTCGATTGAAGGCTGGGCTGACGCTGTAAAGCATCTGGTCAAATCCTACTTCTATGGAACAAGCACAATTGTGTTCGATTACTCAGACATTAGAGCAAAAGGCGAGCGCCTCGTAACTTCCGGCGGTAAAGCACCCGGCCCACAGCCTTTGCACGATTGCCTCCACAACCTTCGCAAGATTCTAGATGCAAAGGAAACAGGCGACAAGCTTACATCGATTGAAGTTCACGACATGATCTGTTACATCGCAGATGCTGTACTTGCTGGTGGTATCCGCCGAGCAGCTTTAATTTCTTTATTTTCTTTTGATGATGAAGACATGATGGCCTGTAAGTTTGGGAACTGGTGGGAGGAGAATCCACAAAGAGCAAGATCAAACAACTCAGCAGTTGTTCTTCGTCACAGAGTTGAAGAAGATGAGTTTAAAGAATTTTGGGCTAAAGTGGAAGCAGGAGGGTCCGGAGAGCCCGGTATTTACTTTACAAACAACCAAGACTGGGGTTGTAATCCTTGTTGTGAGATCGGCTTGCGTCCTTTCCAGTTCTGCAACCTTTCAACTGTGAATGTAAGCGACGTTGTAAGCCAAGAGGACTTGGAAGAGAGAATCAAAGCCGCCGCATTTATTGGAACGCTTCAAGCTTCTTACACAGACTTCCATTATCTTCGTGATGTCTGGCAAAGAACAACAGAGAAAGATGCTCTCATTGGGGTTTCAATGACTGGGATTTGTTCTGGAAAAGTTTTAGATTTAGATTTAAAAGCAGCCGCAAAGGTTGTGAAGGAGGAGAATAAACGTGTCGCCGCTCTTATTGGAATTAACAAAGCAGCACGAGCTACATGTATTAAGCCAGAAGGAACAGCTAGTATTATTGTTGGGTCTAGCTCTGGGATTCATGCTTGGCATAACGATTTTTATATTCGCAGGGTACGTGTGGGGAAAAATGAAGCAATCTATCAATACCTCGCAGAATACCATCCAGAATTAGTTGAAGACGATTATTTCAAGCCACACCTTCAGGCAATCATTGGTGTTCCTCAGAAAGCACCAGAAGGCTCTATAATGCGTTCTGAGAGCGTTTTTGATATGCTTGAAAGGGTAAAGCGGTTTAGCACTGAATGGGTCAAAGGAGGGCACACTACAGGGCAAAATAAGCACAACGTATCTGCGACCGTTTCGGTCAAAGCAGATGAATGGGAAAAGGTTGGCCAATGGATGTGGAAGAATAGAAAACATTATAATGGCTTGGCTGTGCTTCCTTTTGATGGTGGCTCATATGTTCAGGCCCCATTTGAAGATTGTGACGAAGAAACTTATAATAAAATGATGGAGTCTTTGACGGAAGTTGATCTTTCTAAGATTGTTGAAGAGGAAGATAACACTGATCTCAAAGGCGAAATAGCTTGTGGGGGCGGTGCCTGTGAAGTTGTTTGACATTGATAAAAAAATAATCATTGGAGACACACCACTTATTCCTCTGTCCGATAAAATATACGCCAAGCTTGAAACTTATAACCCAACAGGGTCTATAAAAGACAGGATGGCATATTTTATTTTAAAGATGGCAGAGGAACGTGGAGAGCTTAAGCCGGGTGATACAATCGTAGAGGCATCCTCTGGAAACACAGGGATCGCCTTTGCGATGCTTGGAGCAGTTAAGGGGCATAAGGTCAAGATTATTATGCCTTGTAACATGAGCGAAGAAAGAAAGTGTATGATGAGATTATATGGTGCAGAGATCATCGAAGTTGGCCATAGTGACTTCGCCGCCGCCATAGCTCTTCGAGATGATATGTGCAGTAAAGAATCAACATATTTTTCTCCTAGACAGTTCAGCAATAAAGATAATATTAAATGTCATGAAACTACCACTGCTAAAGAGATCTTAAGAGATACTTGGCCTTATGATATATCCGCTTTTGTAGCTGGAGCAGGAACAGGTGGGACAATCATGGGGGTCCAAAGGGCATTCAAGAAGGGTTCACCAAGCACGAAGATTATATTGATGCAACCAGCAGAGTCTGCAAAGGAGCATGGAATTCAAGGTGTTAACGATGGGGAAGATTTTTTAGTTGACAAAAAGAAAATACATGGTATAATAGAGATCAAAACTGAAGAGGCAAAAGAAAGAGCTAGAAGACTGGCAACAGAGCACGGCTTGTTTGTAGGCATTTCAGCCGGAGCAAATGTTCTTGCTTCTGAAAAGTGGATTGAAGAGAATGATCCAGAGGGAATCGTTGTTACTATCCTCTGTGATCGTGGCGAAAGATATTTATCTTGTTTGTAGGAGGTTTCGTGAAGAAAGAAGAGAAAGATAGACCTATATTTATGTGGGCTGGCGGGAAATCAAAAATGATTAAACATCATGAGCATTATTTCCCTAAACATTTTGATAAATATCACGAACCTTTTTTTGGTGGTGGCGCAGTGTTTATGCACATTCGAAAAAACAATCCAAATGTTAGGTGCTATATCAATGATATTAATCCATATATAATTGAGATTTATAAATCTATTAGAGACAATGTCGACGAGTTTTGCCAACATGTTGACAAACTTCAGTCTGAATACATGCCTCTTCCGTCCCCAAAAGATGAAGAGGGCAAGACAAATAAACCACTTCAGAAAAAATATTCTTTAGGTAAGAGCAGATACAACTGGGATAAGATTTTTGACGAACAGCCTTCTAGGAGGCATATGTTTTTCAAAGTAAGGGATCAATACGCTTGGCACCATCAGGGGTGGTCAAAAGTGTATGAATCTGCTGTTTTGTATTTTTTGATGAAAACAGCCTTTAATGGAGTGTGGCAAATTAACAAAAATACTAACAATCGCTTTGGAACTCCATGTGGACTATTAAACCAGAGAGAGGTTTTGTACAATAAGGAACTAATAAAGAAATGGAATGGTTGGCTCCAAGGGTGCGTCATAACCTGCAAAGACTTCAAAGAAACCATTAAAGACATCGATGAAAGATCGTTTGTATATTCAGACCCCCCCTATCGTGGCTCGTTTGCTGACTATGGAACAGAAAAAGATGATGAGTTTCAAGAAGGAGTTATTAATTTTCATCACGAGGTTGGAGAGAGAGGCGGTCATTCTATTTTGTGCAACAGGGATATTGAGGATAATTTCTTTGAAGAGAGAAAGAAAAACAGTGACATATACAAGTTTGATGTAACATACACAGTCGGAAGAAGAAAAGAAATAAAACAAGAAGATGGAAGTATAAAATATGAGGCGAAGAAAGCCAAAGAAATTATATTAGTAACATCTAGCATGGAGGGAGTATGAAATATTTTGAACCATTGAATCGACATCTTTGGATTGAACTTGTCGAAGAAGAGAAAGAAGAAAAAGAAACAACAGTTCTTTTGCCAGAAGATTTCAAAAAGCAAGAAGAGCCTTTTGCAATCGTTAGAATCCTTGATTCTGCTCCGGATTGTTCATGCAGGATACCCAGAGGAGAACACGCTGTCGTTGAGAGGCATATGTTAAAAAAGATAAAAGTTAAAGAAAAAGAAGTTTATATTGTCCAAGAGAACTACTTATTGGGCGTTTTGAAATGAAAAAGGTGCATAATGGAAAAAAGGATTGAATTATATGGAGATCGCATTGGCGCTGTCGAATATGTGCAACATGTTGGTGATGACCTTACTGTTGTTAACTCTGCTCGCGTATCCTTCGGAAAACACAAAGAAAAGCTCGACGAAAAAGACAAAAAATTAATAAACTATCTTATCAAGCACAAGCATACTTCTACTCTTGAACATTGCTCTGTTACTTTTAGATTTAAAGTTCCCTTGTTTATACGCTCTCAGCATCATAGACATAGAACTTGGAGTTATAACGAAATCAGCCGGCGTTACACTGATTTTAATATAGAGTTTTATGAACCTAGGCTATTTCGAACCCAGCACAAGAGCAATAGACAGGCGAGCAATGAAGATAAGAAAATAAATCCAAAAGTTTATTCTCAGGAGCATCAAACCCGCATCCATGCTGATTGGATGGTGAAGCATCACCACAAAAGAGGAATGAAACTGTTTGATGAACTTTTAGAGGCCGGGATATGCCGAGAGCAAGCCAGAGGTATTCTTCCGCAAAACATGTATACAGAGTATTATGGCACGGTAAATCTCAATAATCTTCTCAAGTTTATTGACCTCCGCATTCACGAAGGAGCACAGTGGGAAATAGTGCAAGTCGCAAAGGCTTGTAAAGATATTGCAAGTCATTTGTTTCCAATAACGGTTGCGGCCTATGATAACAATAGATGATCTTGTGATTGGTTCTACTGCCTGTGCTTTTCAATTTTGTTTAGAGAACAACTTTCACATTCTTATAACCGAACATAAAAAGTATTTTTTCTTTGATGGAAAAGTCGGAGATGCTAAAAAGCAAATTGGCTCATCTCTTTATCTTGAAGGAAAGGCCATCAACCACAATCCAGTTTCGTCAATTAATGTTGAAGAGGATGTTTTATCTTTTTTTAATGGATATGAAAATAAAAAGATAAAATTTAAAAATCTGTATATTTTTGATTTTGTAAATATTGATTGTGAAGGTTTTGTGGTTGAAGATAAAAATACATTTTATAAAGTTTTAGATTGGATTGTTTTCAAAACAGGTGGAAAGCACGATAGGGATGACCTTCACATTGCTGAAAGGTTGTTGTGTGATGTTCATTTCTTTCAAAACAGGATGATGAACAAGGGATTTAAGGACGCAGTCATTGTTTCCTATATGTCCGAAAAAGAAATAAACGATCCAGATTTAAGTGATAGTTTAATGTTCTTGAAATTCAAACAGGTTTTGGAAGATCATGGATTCAGGGGAAAGCTCAATCGTTATGAGGGGGACAGAGCTTTTTACTTAAAACCTAAGTTTGAGATTAAAAAAAGAGAGAAAATAGAAATCTCAAGATACAAAGTCCGGACACCAGACAATATAAAATTTTATAATTCTTATTACAATGAGGTGATAGATGGAAGAGCAAAAGCCGTTCTCATCGACACATTCGTTCCACTTGGCTGGGATAATACCGATAGCGAAGCCGAAGTATGACTTTGGTTTTCCATGGGATGATTGCTTAACTCCAATTGCTGAAAACTATTTGGCTGTTGAAAGGGCAGTAGCCGAGTGTGCTTATGTTGGCTGTGAAACAATTTGGATTATTTGCCACAAGGATATGCAACCAATAATCAAGAAGCGTCTGGGAGAAAAGACAACAGACCCTATTAGGCTAAATACAATGTCTAAATATCCCGGTCGTGTCCAGATCCCAATCCAAATATATTATGTCCCAATCCATCCAAATGATAGAGACAAAAGAGATTGCCTATCATGGAGTGTTTTGTATGGTGCTCTCTCTGCTTTTTTAGTTTCCGCAAAGATAAGCAAATGGGTTGCCCCGGACAAGTATTTTGTCTCTTTCCCATGGGGCGTTTATTCTTCAAAGAACCTACGGGAGCATAGAAAAGCGATCTCCTCAGATCGCAATTTCTGCACTTCATTTGAAGGAAAAACTATTAAAGATGGCCTAATGCTTCCATTTTCGTTTGGATCTGATGATTGGAAGCTTGCAAGGGACAACTTCAAAGAACTTGCAAAGGATTGTTATTTCAACAAAAAAAAGCACGGTAAAATAAAATATGATTTTTCCCTTGACAAAATCTTCAAATCGTATATAATAGAGAACATGTGCGAGATAGAAAAATATTCACAAATTGATTCGTGGCAATCTTACCAGAATTATATGAAATCAGATTTATGTACAAAGATGAGGCGGCCTAGGTTTTTAAGGACAGCAAAATGGAATGGTATACACTTTGAGGAGGAAGAAGATGTCGACACCGGAAATGAGATATAACAACATTGTGGCGAGATTTAAGAGGGAAGCAGGAATGCCAATCCACTTCACGGACTTGTCAGAAGAACAGAAGGTTCTTATTGAGATAATATGCGAAGAAGGGGAAGGAACAGGGAAATCAAAAGTTATTACCGAAACAATAGAATTAATTAAAAACGATTTAGACTTTGTACTTTACGAACTTGAAAAGCTTGACTAGGAGCACTGATGAATAGAGCAGAACCAAAACTAAAATTTGTTGGATTACACGCACACAGTTGTGCCGGTTCTCCTTTCGATGCTATGGGATATCCTGCGGAGCATATGGACTTCGCATATGAAAATGGAATGGATGCCCTTGCACTTACTGATCATGGAAATATGAACGGTTTCAGTTGGCAAGTAGAACACGCCAAGAAGATGAAGAAAGCAGGAAAAGACTTCAAGCCAATCTTTGGCTGTGAAGCCTACTACATCCCTTCCGTCGAGCAGTGGTGGGAAGATTACGACAAGTCCAAGCAACAAAAGAAAGAAGCAAAAGCAAAGGGCGTTGTAATGGAAGATAGTGATCGCAATCGCAAGGTTGTTCCTAATAGTCACTTTCTTTTGTTGGCAAAGAATCAAACAGGCTTGAACAATCTTTTCAAATTAGTTTCAGATTCTTATACTGGGAAAAGCTTTTTTCGTAAGCCAAGAATTGATCTGGAAGCGTTACGAAAGCATTCCGAAGGTCTTGTTGCGACTACAACCTGTATTAGTGGGCCTTTCGCAAAAGTTGTATGGCAAAATCCAGAACTCAATCATTTTGAACTTCTTAACATCATGCGTCCAATGGTCGAGCAGTTTTTGGATATTTTCGGAGAAGATTACTTTGCGGAACTTCAATGGAACAATATTCCAGAGCAACACAAACTTAATAAATGTATTATCGAACTTGCACAAGAATATAATATAAAACTTATTTCAACAGTTGATTCGCATTATGCTCGCCCTGATCTCTGGAGAGATAGAGAACTTTATAAAAGACTGGGATGGCTTGGGATGTCTCGAAAGCCAGATTGGTTATCTGATGAGATGCCAGAGAACGTAGATGAGATTGGCTATGAGCTTTACCCAAAGAATGGAGATCAGGTCTTCGACTCTTATTTGAAATACTCAAAAGAGTGTGGGTTTAGTTATGATCCAGAGATTATAAAAGAGAGCATTGAAAACACTCATTGGATTGCTCACGAAGTCATTGAGGATTTTATGCCCGATGCAACAGTTCGGCTACCAGACTTTGTTGTCCCGGAAGGGAAGACTGACGATCAGGCTTTGACCGAACTTTGTTTCGAAGGCTTGAAAGAAAAAGGCTTCGACAAGAACAGGGAATACATCGACCGCCTTGAAAGAGAAATCAAAGTCATCTCTGCTCGTGGTTTCTCAAAATACTTTCTTACAATGAAAGCAGTGTCAGATAGGGCACAAGAAGAGCAACTCTGCGGCCCCGGTCGCGGATCTGCCGCTGGTTCGTTGGTTGCGTATGTCTTGGACATCACGCAGATTGATCCGATCAAGTGGGGACTTCTGTTCTCTCGCTTCCTTCGAGAGGACGCAACAGATTATCCTGACATCGACTTTGATGTTTCCGATCCAATGACTTTGAAGAATGCGATGATTGATGAATGGGGTGACAATGTTGTTGTTCCTATTTCAAACTGGAACACACTTCAGTTGCGCTCTCTTATCAAAGACATAGCAAAGTTCTATGATATTCCTTTCAACGAAGTGAATCCTGTTACCGGCGCTATGATCAGAGAAGCAACTCCACAAGCAAAGAAAAAGCACGGTATCAAGTCAGGGGTTTACACTCCAACGTTTGAAGAAGTTATGGAGTTTAGCGAGTCTCTTCAGAAGTTTTTGACAAAATATCCTCATGTTAAGACGCACGTTGAAGCTTTGTATGGAGAAGTCCGTTCTTGTTCTCGACATGCCGGCGGAGTTGTGATCGGGGAAGACCTAGATAAATATATGCCACTAATCAATAGTGGGGGAGTTCGTCAAACTCCGTGGTCCGAAGGCCAGAACGTTCGTCATTTGGAACCTCTTGGGTTTATTAAGTTTGATATTCTTGGTCTGGCTTCTTTGAGAATGATGGAAGAATGTATTAGAAGCATTCTAATTAAACAAGGGACTGAAGAACCTACGTTCGAAGATGTGCAAGCATTTTACAACAAACACCTCCATCCAGATGTGATTGATCTGAAAGATAGGAAAGTGTTTGATAATGTTTTTCACAAAGGAAACTGGGCAGGCATTTTTCAGTTCACAGAGAAAGGCGCACAGACATTCTGCGTAAAAGCAAAGCCAAATAGTATTGTAGATATTTCAGCAATCACAAGTATCTTCCGCCCCGGACCACTCGGTGCGAACGTAGATCAGATGTATGTTGATGCAAAAGAGGGATTAAAGCATGTAGAATATGTGCACCCGATTCATAAAGAGATAACAAAGGAAACACATGGGTTCTTGATCTTTCAGGAACAGATTGCTTTGTTGGCTCATAAACTAGGGAAAGATATTTCTCTTGATGAGGGAAATAAGCTTCGTAAACTCCTAACAAAGAAAGGGACAGGGAAAGGTCATGAAGAAAAAGAAAAGATCTATAAAAAGTTTATTAGAGGATGCGCCGAAAAAAATATACCAAACGGTGACGCAGAAGGTCTTTGGAGGACTTTCGAGTATTTCTCAGGATATGGTTTTAATAAGTCGCATGCTGTTTCTTACAGTATGCTTTCTTATCAATGCGCTTACCTTTCAAATTACTTTCCAGTCGAGTGGATGGCCGCCTTTCTAGATAAGGAGCCTGAAACAAGAAAGGAAAAAGCAGTTAGCATTGCAAAAGGAGCCGGCTTCAAAGTTCATCCAGTCGATATTAATTACTCTGGAAGAACTTGGGGCATTCTAAATGAAGATACTTTAGTTCAACCTTTGTCTGCGATTAAAGGATTGGGAGACAAGGCTATAGATCAGATTTTGGAGCATAGACCTTTTAACACAATTGATGACTTTTTGTTTCACGAAGAAATCGTTTACAGCAAACTTAATAAAAAGGCTTTAGATGTTCTTTGTCGTTCCGGTGCTTTAGACTCTTTGATAGATGATCGCTTCACAGGGGCAAAGCATTTCTGGTCATCAGTTGCGGTTGATAGGCCCAGAAAGCATGAAAAGTTTATTGAAAACATTGAGAAGTATGAAGAAGAGGGAGACTTCACAGAGTTTGAAAAGATTGAATATCTTGTTGGCTTGACTGGCATGTATCCCTTTTATCATGTTTTGAAAGATTCTGTAGCAGAAAAGCTTTCAGAATATTGTATTCCTGCTTTGTCCGAGTTTGATAAAGATTTGCAAGTTGCTTGGTTTGTTCCAAGGGAAAAGATTGAAAAGAAAACCAAGAATGGAAAGACATATTGGATCTTGAGATGTATAGACCCCGGTGGGATTACTTCAATAAAATGTTGGGGAGTCCGACCAGACAAAGATAAGATTCAGTTTAACAAGCCGTATATGGCAAAACTAGATTATTCAGAGGACTGGGGCTTCTCATCTAGAGCGATTGGAAAAACTTTTAAGCTTTTAGCTTGACATAAGCATTTGATTTTGTTATAATAATAAAAAGGAGAAAAGATGAGTAGTTTGAAGTATGATGCACTGGTTAAGAAATATGAAGCAGAGATTGCAGAGGCGAAAGCGATTTTGGAAGTTTATTTTACAAACGCCGCTGGCATTGGAGAACACCCGGATATTATTGAAGAAATGGACAAGCAGATTTCAAGACTTTCTTCGGCAGAGGGTAGTCTAGATTCTTTACAAAAACTAGTAACAATAGATTCAGAGGAAGAAGGTGAATGATGGAGTGCAAGGTTAAGAGAACTAGAGAAGATGCAATAATCCCAAAGAAAGCGCACCTGACAGATACAGGATATGATCTTTGGGTACTAGACAAACACAAGGAGCTTGACAATGGCGTTGTAATGTATTCCACTGGTCTGCAAATTGAACCACCTTCTGGGTTTTATTTTGAAATAGTTCCACGTTCTTCGATTATTAAATCGGGACACATTCAAGCAAATAGCGTTGGGGTCGTAGACTCAGGGTATAGAGGAGAGCTTTTCGTTCCCCTTCTTAAAGTTGATAAAGGTTCACCAGATCTAGAACTCCCAAAGAAGATTGGACAGCTAGTGTTAAGGCAAGTTTTAACATGTGAGTTTATCGAGGCAGATGAACTTCACGACTCTCAAAGGGGAGAGGGAGGTTTTGGAAGTACTGATAAAATGGACTTGAAGGTGGCATCATGAAGGCGGATATAGTTGTGGGCCTCCAAGCCGGAGATGAAGCGAAAGGAAAAGTAACTTACAATCTTTTGAAAAAGGGAAGTTACACTCACTGCATGAGGTTCAATGGATCTGGAAACGCAGGGCATACAATTTATCACAAAGGAGAGAAGTTTGTAACACATCAGATCCCGACGGGAGTTTTCTTTGGGGTCAAGTCTATTATTGGAGCAGGCTGTGTTGTTGACTTCGAGGCATTGAACGAAGAGATAAAAGAGCTTGAAAGTAATGGTTTGGAAGTTAGAGAACATTTATTTATTTCAAAACGAGCACATGTTATTTTTCCAAAACACTTATCCATAGACAGACAAGGCTCAGGCATTGGCTCAACAAAGAAAGGCGTTGGCCCTGCCTATTCAGAGAAGTATGCGAGAACCGGAAAGAGAGCAGAGGATGTGGCAGTCGTCTATGGTTTCCGTTCCAATCTCGTTGATGTATACGAGGAGCTTCACAAGGATGGCGTTAGAGTACTCTTAGAAGGCGCACAAGGCTTTAACTTGGACATAGACTGGGGTGACTACCCTTATGTAACTTCGTCGCCTTGTACGGTAGCTGGAGCGATTCAAAACGGCATCCCTTATACGGCCATTAGTTCTGTGTATGGTGTTGGAAAATGTTATGAGACTTATGTGGGGACAAAGAAGTTTCAGCCAGACGAAGAAGTCTTTGAAGAAATAGCAAAGGTAGGAAACGAGTTTGGCTCGACAACAGGAAGACCAAGGCAATGTAACTGGATGGATCTTGAAGGCTTGAAGAAGGCCGCAAAGCTAAACTGTGTTACAGATTTAATAATTAATAAAATGGATGTTATGAGAGAAGTTGGAGAGTGGAAGGTTTATGAAAATGATTCTATAAAAGATTTAGGATCAGAGATGGACTTCACTCAATACTTGGCAAGCCACATGTTGCAGATAGTCCAGCATGTAACTTTTTCTGACAATCCATATGGATTTTAATATGAAAACAAAAAGAAAAAGACGTAGTAAAAAAAGGGCAGAAAAAGAAATGAAACAGAAAGTTGGGATGTTTGAAAAACTTCCCGATGCCTGTGATGCCTGTAAAAAAGATTTTGACAAAAAGAATAAAGAAATGGTAATGAGCTGGAACGTGGTTGTAAGAGAGGCACAAGGAGTCGTCAGACTGTATTGTCCCGAATGCTGGAATGCGGCCATCAAAGCAGTACAAGAGGTTGAAAATGGATAAGAAGACACAAGAGACAATGTTCAGTAGCAAGACACCAGAATGGGAAACGCCCAGAGATTTATATGATCGGTTAAATGAATCATGGAACTTTACACTTGATCCTTGTTGCACGAAAGAAACAGCAAAGTGTGAAACATTTTTTACGAAAGATGATGATGGCCTCTCACAAGATTGGCAAGGTCACAGAGTATTTATGAATCCACCCTATGGCCGAGGCATGCACGTTTGGCTAGAGAAAGCTTACAGGGAGGGCTTAAAAAAGGACACAACAGTTGTCTGCCTTGTCCCGTCGAGAACAGATACAAAATGGTTTCATGATTATTGTATGAAAGCACAATCAATAAGATTTATAAAAGGAAGATTAAAGTTTGGTAATGCTACGGCAGGCGCACCTTTTCCATCGATGCTTGTGATATTCAACGGAAGAGAACCAGCAACGATGTATGGAACACCAACAATTTATAGTCATAGGAGGTAACAAAATGTATTGGATGGATGAAACGGAGGCAGAAGCGCAGGACAAGAAACCAGATCCGAACTTCGGCGATAACACATCAGACTCAAATATAGAAGTTGTGAATAATCACATTTACTTTTATTCGGGGATTAAGAGCAACAGCATCTTAAAACTTAACAAAAGATTAAAAGAGTTGGAAACAAAACTTTTAACTTATGCAGACTCTTTAGAGTGGGAACCACCCGGCATTTACCTCCACATCAATAGCTATGGTGGCTCTGTCTTTGCCGGAGTCGCAGGAATGGATCAGATAAGAAAATGCAAAGTCCCGGTCTACACAGTGATTGATGGCTGTGCCGCTTCTGCGGCCACGTTCTTATCGGTTGTAGGGCAGAAAAGATATATCAATAAACATGCACACGTTCTAATTCACCAGTTGTCTTCTGGCTTCTGGGGGAAGTTTTCTGCTATCGAAGACGAAATGAAGAACTTGAAAAAGCTGATGGAAATGATCAAGGATGTATATCTGAATCATACAAAGATTGAAAAGAAACAATTAGAAAAACTATTAAAAAGAGATCTGTGGCTCAATGCTGAGGAAGCTTTGGAATACGGATTGGTGGATGAGATACTATAATGAAAACTGGATTATGTTATGACGATGTATTGCTTGTTCCACAATACAGCGATATTAGATCAAGAAAAGAAGTTGATATTTCAACTGAACTGGGAGAAGGATTAAAGCTAGAACTCCCGCTAATATCTTCCCCAATGGACACGGTATCCGGTGAAAAGATGGCAAAGGCTCTGGATAAAGCAGGGACGATGTCAATCATTCACAGGTACAACACGATCGAGGATCAAGTTGGATTAGTTTGCTCTGTGACAAAAGATGGAGGCAGAGTAGGCGCTGCTGTCGGGATTACAGGAGACTTCCTCGAAAGAGCGCAAGCATTAGTAAAGTATGGAGTATCTTTTCTTTGCGTTGATGTCGCACATGGACACCACATTATGATGAAGGAAGCATTAGAAACTTTGAAGAAAAATGTTGACGTTCACATCATGGCCGGGAATGTAGCAACAAAGCAAGGGTATAAAGATCTTTCGAACTGGGGAGCAGATTCAGTTCGCTGTAATATCGGAGGAGGATCAGCTTGTACCACACGAGTCCAAACAGGTCACGGAATGCCGGGACTGGCTACAATATTTGAGTGTTCCAAGATAGAGGATTTCTGGATGAGAGGCGTACGCAGAGCCAAGATAATCGCAGACGGCGGTATAAAAAGTTCGGGAGATATTGTAAAAGCCCTTGCCGCTGGAGCAGATATGGTTATGGTTGGTTCTCTATTAGCCGGAACAAAGGAAACCCCCGGAGCCATAGTTGAAGCAAACATGGGACAGTTCAAGGAATACAGGGGCATGGCTAGTAAGAAAGCCCAGTTTGAATGGAGAGGCAAGACAGGATCTTATGAGGGCGTTTCAACAATGGTCCCCTACAAAGGACCAGTAAAAAATGTCTTGGAGGATTTGGAAAATGGAATTAGAAGCGGTCTTTCCTACTCCGGTTGCAGAACAATAAAAGAACTGCAAGAAAGTGCTGTATGGATTAAGCAGACATCAAATGGGTTGTCAGAAAGTAGGCCACATATATTAAAATGAAAAGTGTAGAACAAGAGTATAAAAAAGTAACATTTTATATTGAGCCAGAAAAACATGCTCGTTTTTTAATTTTCCTGAAGTATCATGATTTCAAAGTGCAGGGAGATTTTTTTAGGGCTGTGGTTCAATGTAGCTTGGACGATGATGAAAAGATGTTCAAGCTTATATCAAAACTAAAAGAAAAGAAAGTTTCAAGAAGAAGAAAGAAAATATCGGAAAAAGATTTTAATAATATGAAACAGAACATACAAGATTATAATTTATCGGAGGAAGAAGTTGATGATATTTTCTCTCTCATAGCACAAGAGAGGGGTGACTTGTGAAAGAGTGCGCGTTAGAGTGTTTTAGTAAAAAAAACAAATGCAATGTAAAAAATTGCAAATATTGGATAAAATATGGAAAAGAGTTCAACTGCTCTCTACTTAGTATTGCCCTGAATGGTAGTATGACATTGCAACAAACTGGGGAAAGATTGGGCATTTCTGCCGTAAGAGTGAAGCAAATTCAAGATAAAGCGATAAAAAAGATAAAATTTCTTTCAGATTTTGATGTTTTGAGTTGAGCATACTATTTAATAAAAAGGAATAACTTTATAATAAACGGGAGTTAAAGATATGTCTAAGAAAAACCTTTTGAACGAAGCCACTGTAAGACGTTTTATGAAACTGGCTGACCTTGGCCCACTTGCAGAAGAGTTTCTTCCAGAGACTGAAGAAGATGTAACTGAAGAAGTTGTTGAAGAAGAGAAAGCAACTGATGAAGTCGTCGAAGAGGAAGTGAAAGAAGAAGTTGAAGCCGAAGCTGTAACTGAAGAAGTAGCCGAAGAAGTTGCTGAAGAAGTTGTTGAAGAGGAGGCTGTTGAGGAAATGTATCATGCTCCCGCAAAGCACGATGATGATCATGAAGAAGAGGCTCCTGAAGCTGATATGGTTTCTTTGGGAGACTTGAAGAAAGGCTTGGAGGCTCTTGTAGCTGCTGTCCCCGGACTTGACTTGGAAGTTGAAGGTGAGGAAGAAGAAGCTGAGGTAGAAATAGAAGTACCAGCCGAAGATCCTATTGAAGACTTGGAAGACGAAGAGCCTGCAATGGGCCACGAAGATCCTGCAATGGCTCATGAGAAACTTGAAGAAGAAGAGAGCTTGGCAGAACAAATTACAAAAAGAGTTATGCAAAAACTTGCTGAAGCTGAAGAAAGTACAAACAAAGAGATCGACATCGATGTACTAGCTGAAAGAATCGTAGAGAGATTATCAGAAAAAAAGTAAGTAAGCATATTTTAATATTTTGATTATTCATAAGACCCGCTACTAAAACTAGCGGGTTTTGTTTTATGGGCATACTACTTATAATAAAAAGAGGCATTTTATGAAACTCAACGAAGAAAAAGCAGTTCAAGAGGATGACACACCAGAAACAGAAGACGGCATGTTCAGTTTTCTGATTAACCCTACAGAAAAAGATGAGCCAGAAAAGAGCAGGATGATTGGCATCTATGAAGATGTTTCCGAAGAAGCCGCTGGCTCAATCGTGTTTTCTCTTTTGGTTCTTCACGAGAATGGAAGATATAAAGTTCCAAAAGAAGGAACGGAAGATAAGGAAGAATTGACTGAAGAGGATCTGGAAGATGCTTGGAAGCCAATTAGAATGCTTGTTTCAACTCAAGGTGGCTCTGCTCATGAAATGTTCGCAATCCATGATGCAATGAGTTTAGTTAAAAAAGATTGCGAGATTGAAACAATTGGAATGGGCAAGGTAATGTCAGCAGGCGTTCTCATTCTGGCGTCCGGCACAAAGGGAAGCAGAAAGATAGGAAAAAACTGTAGAGTTATGATTCACCCTGTCGCCGGCGGTGCCGTAGGGGATTTGCAAGACATAGAGAACGATATTCAGGAAATCAAGTGGTTGCAAAAACAATATATAAAATGTTTAGCCGAAGAAACTAACTTGACAGAGAAGAAGATTCGTGCTATAATGAAAAAGAAAGTTAATTATTATTTCAATGCAGAAGAAGCAATTAAAATGGGAATTGCTGACGAGATATTATAAGAGGGATAAAACATGAAGATGAAACAATCCGATTTTTTTGATTTGATTCGTGAGGAGTTATCAGGATTTCTGGGCTTGCAAGAACAAGAAGCGGTAAAGACAGAAGAGGGAGACAAGATACTACTTTCTCTTCCGAAGTTTGTTCCTACCGAGGCATGGGGTACGCCCAACGACCAAACCAGAAAAGAGATTGAAACTTACATTAGAAACATCGGTGGCAAAGGTCTTGGTGGTAAGATAAAGTTTTTGGAGGATCTTCAAAAAGGAGTAGTTGACGGAGTGAAGGCGTCTAGAATCCGTTCTCCCCGTCGTATCATCTCTACATTGATTGTACTTGAAAGCCTTTCGGCTGTCCTAAAATCATTCAGCGAATCAGCCGCTGGCTTTGTATTTGAGGGCTTCTTGGCCGCTTTACTAGGCGGATACCAACAGGCAGAAAGAATAGAAGGCAATCTTCCGATTCAGGATGTAATGGCGTTCTCTACAGATCAGTTGGACTTTACCAAGGGAACTCCAATGAGTTTGAAACTCTTAAGCCCCAAGACACATATCAAGGGGAGTTATACAAACTTGGTAGATGCTATTAACACATTTCCAGAAATGGTTTACGTCGTGGCTACAAAAAAAGGGGATGATGTTTTGTCGATAGGCCAGTTTGTAATTAGCAGGGAAAACTTAGTTGACATTGTTGCACAAAGAAATGCAGGACTATTAAAACTGCCAGCAAAAATAACAAGAAAAAATCCAGCTACATATTTGAAAAGCTTGCCATGGCCAGAACAGTATGTTGCTTTGACAAACACGGCAGGGTACACAAAGGCTCCCAAGTCTCTAGGCGGAGAGGAAAAAGAAGAACTGAATGAAGCTAAGGGTCCACAATGGCATTTAACACCAGCAGATATTATGTCTAGAATGTCTGATTCTCTCGATTACAGGGAGCTAGGCACCTTGAGACTTTCACAGGAGGATCTTAAGAAGACAGCTAGATTGTATATGGAGAATCTTCGAGGAACAATCATGGATATGTTTGAGGGTGTTAAGGATTTGTCAGATAATATTAATACTTATTTTGCTTCTGAAAAAAGAGGAACGGCTATTAAAAGCGGAGAAGAGGCAATCAAGGATGCTCAAAAAGTACAGGACGCTACGAGAGAGCAATTAGAACAAGAACAGGAGGGCTAATGCCATTTCAATTTGATTCAAAGAAATCACTTCAACAGAAAATAGAATCCGGTGTGGATGTATTGGCAGATTACGTTGCATCGACACTCGGCCCAAGGGGAAGGACAGTCATCCTTCAAGAAAAAGACAAGCGCCCATTCATGACCAAGGATGGCGTGACCGTAGCCAAGTATATAAACCTAGAAGATTCATTTGAAAACCTTGGCGCACAAATTATAAAACAAGCATCTGAAAGAACTGCCGCCGATGCGGGCGACGGGACAACAACCACAACTGTATTGGCTAGGGCGATTTACAAAAACGCTCAAAAGTATATTCAGGCAGGGATCTCTCCTGTAGAATTAAAAAGAGGGATGGACAAGGCTTGTGAAAAGATTGTGGCGAACCTAAAAGAGAAATCTATTCCGATCACTTCCATAGAGGAAATTGAAAGAGTCGCAACCATTTCTGCAAATGGTGACAAGCATATTGGAAAACTAATCTCTGAAGCAGTAGAGCAAGCAGGAAGAGATGGAGCGATCACAATAGAGGAAGGAAACAGCTTAGAGACTTCTTTAGATGTGATAGAAGGTTTCCAAATCGATTCTGGTTATTGTGCCTCGGCTTTCATAACAGATGAGCGTAGAGGGGCTGTGAAGCACGATAACGCATTTGTTTTTGTAACAGATTATAAACTAGAAAACGTAGAAGAACTTCTTCCTCTTTTGGAAACTGTAGCAAGAGATGGAAGGCCTTTGGTGATCGTCGCAGAAGCCATCGAGGGGCAGGCTTTAGCCGCTTTGATTATGAATTCGGTTAGAGGTTCAATGAAGATTCTAGCAGTCAAAGCCCCACGCTACGGACAAGAGCGACGAAAGATTATGCAAGATTTAGCTATCTCAACCGGAGCTTCTTTCTTTACTAGAGAGGCTGGAGTTTCTTTGCGAGATGTAAAGTTGGAGCATTTAGGAATGGTTAAGTCCGTTGATTGTTTGAAAAATGTTACAACGTTTATGGGAGGCAAAGGAGATTCTGACGAGATTGATAAACGAATTGATTCTTTGAATGAGGAAATAAAACAAGAAGACGACATTCATGAATGCGAAAGAATCCAAGAAAGAATCACTCGATTAGCTTCAGGTGTCTCAATCATCCGTGTAGGCGGGGTTACAGAAGTTGAAATGATTGAAAAGAAGCATAGAATAGAGGATGCTTTGGAAGCAGTTAGATCCGCTCAGGCTGAAGGAATCACAGCCGGAGGAGGGATGGCTCTGATCAAGGCATCAAAGAACGTGAAGATTGACGCAGACAACGAAGAGCAGAAAATTGGTTTACAAATCATTTTACAATCTGCTTCTGCTCCGTTCAAACAAATCGCAGAAAACTGTGGGCTTTCGCCAGATGTTTGTTATGAAAAGGCAAAGAAGACAAAGGACGATTACGGGTTTCATTTTATCAATGAGAGGGTTTCAAATTTTGTTGAAGACGGTATTGTAGATCCTGTTAAAGTCGCTCGTTGTGCGCTACAGAACGCCGTATCCGCAGGCGGAACTTTAATTACATCAAACTATGCAGTTGTTGAAAACTGAACTATTTAGTGTAGGGGGATTATACACTGGAGGTTTAGGAAAATGACAAAAGTTACAGCCACACAAAAGATAGATACGCATAAAATGGAAATAGATTTTGAATTACAAAAAATAGCGTTAGGCATCGAAGATATGAGAGAGAAGCAAGAAGAAATCGCTGATGATGTTAAAAAGATTAAAGATGCGGTTTATCATCCCGATCAAGGGATTTATTCACGTTTGAAAGAAATAGAAACGTGGAAAAAGAGTGTGCAAAAAGCACAATGGATGATCGCTTCGACAACGATTGGCTTGGTTGTCGTGACTATCTGGAAACTTATCACAAAATAAAAGAGGTTGTTATGTTAGCAAAATTAACAGAAGTTTATCCAACTCCTATGCAAACCGGTAGTGAGTTCGGACTAAGAGAAGTTTATGTAAATCCAAAATCAGTATCAATGATTCGCCCCGAACCAGCATTTAGAAGATATATGACCGAAGGCAAACTCCCCAAAGGCATAGATGAAAGAATGGAGTTCAGCAGAATATCAGTTGAGTCAACCCATTTTGTCGTAATTGGAAATCCCCAAGTAATTGAAAAAAAGCTTAATGAATCGAGACACCTACTAAAAGGCTGATCATGAATGAAGTTCGAGATGGGAGATCTAATCAGGTTTGTATGGTCAGATTTCAAAACAGTAGATGGAAGAATTATTTTTCCCGTATCGATCAATAATAAAAGAGGAAATAACATTGGAGTGATCATAGGATCGCAAGAGCCAATGTTTGATTCTCGTCTGTATTATACCTACAAAGTCTATTATCAGAATGGACATATTACTTGGGAAGTGGAGGATCATCTCTACTATCTTCATGACTTTCCCCATAATTTCAATAAGTTATAAAATAATTAAAAAAAGTTCTTGACAAATATCAAGCAATGGTTATATTATATGTGCAGAGGGAAAATCTGCAAAAATATAAAAACCAAGTCATAGGAGGAAATATTATGACAAGCTTGAGATTAAGAAACGGAAACGGAGTACCTTCCATATTTGATACTTTCTTCGATGAGATTTTTAATGTTCCATCGTTTAGAGTATCCCCTGAAAAAAGCACTAAACCACAAGTGAGGGTTGATGTAAATGATGTGTCTTATGACGTATCCATCGCAGCTCCCGGCCTTCCGAAAGACGCAGTGGATGTTTCAATTAGAGAAAATATCCTGACAGTTGCACACGAAAACAAAGAAGAAACAGACAATAGTTATTTTTGCTCTTCGTTCAAGAAATCTTGGACACTTCCCAAAGACGTAGATGTCGACAAAATCACAGCTAAATATAACAACGGCGTATTTAATGTGAGCGTTCCACGGGTGCAACCAGTCGAACCGGAGGTCAAGAAAATCAAAGTAAAATAAATGTTTTTCATCTTTCTTTCAACTAGGGGGGTTTTGCCCCCCTTTTTTGTGTTTTCTGTAACTATTTATAATATAAACTTTGGAGAATGATAATGAAGAGATTATTGGCAGAAGACGTAGAGATAGACATTTATACTATTGAAATGTTGTTTTCTTTTAGTTCACAAAAAAGTGTTGAAGTGGGCAAGCTAGAAAACATCCTAAGAGCAGTTCCTAATGTTACAGTTGTTACTTCAAAAGAGACGATCAAGAGAGGCGGAAACACCTATATGAGAATGACGATCAAGATTAACTCTTTATATGTCGGCAACCAAAGAGTTGAGTCTTATATCAAGAATACTTTGATACCTTCGATCAAGAAGAACACTCCCGGAGATTATCGACCTAACGTATTGGATTGGAAGGTAATTCGAAAAAGTTCTTGACAAAACGATCCGATCTGTGGTATGATCTTATACACAATGAGAGGAGCGCATATGGACAGAAAACTATTAGACTGGGTACATAAAAAAGGTTATAAGTTAGAAGCATCTGATCATGATCAATACGATCCAGATGAGAAGACAATATATTATAACAAGAGATTATCAAAGAAAAGCAAGCTATATACAATTCTGCATGAGTGCGGTCATCTGCTCGTACAACAAAATATATTTTTATATGAAAAGAGACACAAGTGTCAAGTCGAGGGTCTTCAAGATGCTCGAAAGCGCAGATCCTTGCGATGGCGCGTCGGCTTTCTCAAGGAAGAGTATGACGCATGGGATCGGGGATTTAATCTAGCCAAGAGGTTGAAGATACCAATAGACGAAGACTGTTATTATAATTATGCTTCGAAATGCTTGGCATCATATTGCAGATGGGTAACGGACAAAGAGTGGCATCAATACGATTATTAATGGAGGGTGAGATGATTTGGAAAATACCAGTACTTTGTTTAGCTTTGTATTTGGCGGTGAATATAGTAGCGGCTACTTATTTGTTTTTCAAAGAAAAGAATGAAATGGAGATGATCGTTAGCGCAATTGAAAACGCAGACAAGGAGGGGTAATGAACTTGGGCTATGCTTGTATCAACATGGGTTTCTCAAACCGATCTAAAAAAGATCGGATCACAACGAACAGAACTATGATCAAAAAGACATTTGATCAGAAGGGGATCGACTACGCATCTGAACTAGCATTACAAAACTGCAAAGACCTTTTGCCTATTCTACAGTGGAACGAAGAGAACAACATTCGTTTCTTTCGCTTGTCCTCGGAGTTCTTTCCGTGGGCTTCTCATTATGATTTGTTTGACATGCCCGACATTGACGGCATAGAAAAAGCTTTGGCTGACGCAGGGGACTTTGCAAAACAGTACGGTCATCGCTTGACTAGTCACCCCGGCCCGTTCAACAAGCTAGCCAGTCCCAAAGAACAAGTGGTTCTCAATACCATCACAGACTTGGAGATACACGGACAGTTGTTTGATCTTATGGGCCTTAGTCGCACACCGTACAACAAGCTTAACATCCATGTTGGCGCACACTACGGCGACAAAGCTATGGCTACATCAAACTTCTGCAAGAACTTCCATCGTCTTTCAGACGCTGTAAAGTCCCGTCTTACCGTAGAGAACGACGACAAAGCAAGTTTGTATTCAGTCAAAGAACTATACGAGATGATTTACAAAGAGATTGGTATTCCAATTGTTTTCGATTATCATCATCACAAGTTCTGCACTGGCGGTCAAACAGAACAAGAAGCTTTGGCTCTTGCCGTGTCTACTTGGGGCGACATCAAGCCCGTCGTTCATTATTCAGAAAGCAAAGCAGAAGAGCAAAACAATCCAAAGATCAGGCCACAGGCTCATTCAGATTATATACAAAAAAAGATCTTGACTTATGATCTCGACGTTGATATAATGGTAGAAGCAAAAGCTAAAGAGCTTTCCATCTTGCAATACAAAAAGCTTTGGTGCTAGGAGAAATCAAATGCCCGTTTATGAGTTTGCATGTTTAGAATGCAAGAGGATACAGGAAAGGATACAGAAGTTTGAAGACCCGGAGCCGAATTGTGATCTCTGTGATCAAAGAACAATCAGGATCATATCGGCTTCAACATTTATATTGAAAGGGGGAGGCTGGTATAAAGACGGATATACAAAAGCCCAGAAAGAGTGATGAAACATTTTGAAGTAGGAGATTTAGTAACAATCAAAACCATAAGAGATTTGCAAGATATTGAAAAGTCCAGAGGGGTTATTGTAAAGGAGTTATCAGAACTAAAGTTCGGAAAGCCGATTTACAGGGTAATCTGGCAAGACAGCATGAAAGAAAGCTACGAACCATACGAATACTTGGAGCAATATGATGAAAAGAAAAGACTATCTAAAGAAGTACGATCTAATACAGGTGGCTCAAAACCACCCAGAACACCCAAATAAAAAAGGAATATACTTAAGCACATTTTGGAGATCGCCACTTGGGACATCAGAAACTTTTGATTATGTCAGGGTAGAAGACAAGGAGACAGGAAGGCAATTCGCAGTTCGCTTTGATCATGTCGTTAAAATCGTAGATGGAAAGCCTGTACCTTTTGTTGAAGAGGTTAAGGATGACAAAGCCAAGAAAGCCAAGAAAAACAAAATGCGTAAAAAAGAATACCCAGATAGAGAAATTGAATGGGGTCAATGGATTAGATATGACTTGAACGATGACACAACTGTGATCAGACCTCACGCCAGTACCACTGATCGATACGCAAACACTCGTTTTGAAACAGAAATGAAAAACAAAAAGATGATCAAGAAACGATGGGCCAAGCACATTGGATGGGCTGTGCGTCCGAAGTTTGGAGATGTTAACACCCTGATCTTCGTAAAATCTTTGGAAGAAGCGGAGAAATATTCTTTACCCTTTCAGCCCCAATTCGCTGTTGATGAGGAGTCAGAAGAAGATGTCATCTTCGAAAGTTACTTTTAACTCCTTGAAAACATGGTTGAAAAAAAAGTGGTTGACAATTAAAATATTCTTTGTTATAATGATGGCAGAAGATAAGGAGAATAAAAATGATTGAGATCGGATCACTTGTGAAACTAAGAGAAGCTTTCATTGCCAAAGACGAATGGATGGTGAGAGATTATGAGAACTTGATCGGAATGGTTGTTGGAAAGTGGGATGGCGATGATGAGTTCAGAATACAGTGGATGGGCAAGGGAGTTTATTTTGACGGAGCCTATACAAACATTACTTGGCATTACAGCTATGACTTAGAGGCGGTGTAATGAGAATAAAAGTAGGTGACTTAATTGAATTGAAAGCAAAGCCCACAAGAGAATCATGGAACCACTTCATGTTAGTAATAGATATTATAACTGATTCCGCTTGCGTCTTGTCGCCGAAAACAGGTCGCAAGATGTGGGTAGGCAAAGACAGGATAAAGAAAGTGCAATGAAGATCGGCGACTTGGTAACTTGGAGGCAATCTTCTTTTTTGAGCGACGATTATGGCGTCGTAGTGGATATATCCGAAGTTGACTATGGCGAAGATCAATATGATTCTGGCAGTGCAGTCGTCACTGTCATCTGGAATAACGCACAAAAAAACAAAATGAAATGGAGAATACGAGCGCATTATCTGGAGGTTATAAAATATTATGGCCAAGAATGGCGAAAAGCAACAACCGACTTGGGAGAGGATTCATGACGAGGCTTGTGCAAAGGGTGAAATGTACTACCTCGATCCAGACACTGGGTATAGAGTCTTTACTCGATTAGCGTTAGAATCTAGGGGCAAGTGCTGTGATTGTAAGTGCCGTCATTGTCCCTATAGAATCAGTAACTTATAAAATAGTTAAAAAAACTTCTTGACTTCCTTCCTTCCTTTTGCTATACTTTGATCATCGTTAAGGATCGTATGAAACAGATCACATACAGGAGATCACAATGTCCACACAAAGAGAATCAAAAGTAGACGAATCATGGAAAGTTGTTTTTCACACTACCGGTAGTGAGACTTATTGGGTTCGTGCGAAAGACGAATGCGAACTAGATGAGCATGGCGCATACGAACTTGAACAGATCGATCATCAGCACGAATGGAATGATAGTGAACACGATTGCAACATTCGTTATCTATCTTCGGATGAGGACAGGGAACGACTAGAACTTCATAAGATGTGGAAAAACGGAGAGACTAAGCACGGCGAGCAGTATTATATAAATGGTGTCAAAGAGTGGTGCAATGTTCAAATCACCAGAGAACATCATGGCGCTATCTTTGAAAACTGCTACTTTGATTCGATTCTCTGCTTTGATGGCGTTGACTTCGATCAGATTACTCTTGTTAACTGTGAGTTTTACAGCCGCATGACAAACATTAGAAATAACTGCAAAGGCTTGACCACTGAAACCATCGCAGAAAAAGGCACTCTAATGTTTGAGGGAGATCGGGACTGGAACCACGATACCCATCGATACGACTGGTCTTACAAGCCTGTTGTTGTTATGAACTTCGAGAACACAAAGATTGGCCATAATGTTGTCAATACAAAGTTCTTGGCTGTTAGAGCTGATGGGACACAATTGAACCATGCAGGAAACGTTGTAACCGAAGAAAAGATGTTGAAGATGACGTCAGACAATCCTCTTGGTTTTTAGGGGGAATAAAATGAAAATCGGTGACTTAGTAAGATGGACAAACACTGACGAAGAAGACATGGGAATCGTCACGAAAGTTGTGTCTTCTACAAGCATTGGTGGTTATTTGGTTATTGTGCGATGGGCTTCATCGCCTGAAGATAACGCATGGTATGATACCCATGATACGTACATGGAGCTTTTTCAATGAAAAAAGGTGATTTAGTTTCTTATACATGTCCCGACTTCCTCAGAGGAAATCAGAAAAAGACTGTTGGAGTGGTCACAAACCCTAAACCCAGACATTGGACAAATCCATACTACAAGCACAGTGCCGACCACGTAGAGGTTATTTGGGCAAGTGGCAAAACAAGTATAGAGTGGGATTGTTATTTGGAGAAGATAGGATGAATAAAGGTGATTTAGTTGAGTGGAAAGCCTTTGGCTCCAGAGACATCGGCGTTATCACAGAAATAAATGGAAAATGGGTCAAAATCATATGGATGTATGAGCCCCAACACAGCGGAGATTACCGCATGGATCACGAACAATTGGGGTTTTTGAAGTGAAGGTCGGTGACTTGGTAAGATTGAAAGAGCGATGGAAAAACAAAGATTTCATCTGGGAAAGGGACATT